TATTTCAGTGATATCAGGCGATAAGGAGGGGCTTACTCATCGTCCACAATCTCTGTCTTCGCCTAGCAACCAATCGTCTTTATCCTTAAGTACAAGTGCTATCAGTCCTGTTTCTTCCCGTCGTGATGTTGATTGGTCTACTGCTTTAATTCCTGAAATAGACGGTATTCCGTACACTGCACCTCTCTACAATGATGCTGCCTCCAAGGTTAAATCAGTGCCTCGTGTAGCTGCTTGCATTGCTTCCAAAACTCGTTGTCAGTGTTTTACTCAGCAGGCCACCGTTATCCATGGTGTTCGTGATCAGGTTTGTCGACAGCATGTTCAGCAGGGAACCTTTGACCATATGCATGAAGAAAATCGAGAGCGGGGAGGGGGATCGCGCGCGCGCGAGCCCGCCCCGCGCTCTACTACAGATAATCAAGAAAATCAAGACACTGCGTTGTCACGCCTACAACGAGCAATAGCAATCACAAAAGAGACACGACTCACGGCAATCAACTGAAGCAAGGGGGGTAACCCCCCCCTCTCACGACTCATCCAGATTCAAAAGGTCATCATCGCTAATTGCCTCAAGACCCTTTCGGATAATCAAGTCAAGAACCTGAGAGTCCTTCACCGGCTTCTGGGTAACAAGCACCGCCTGGACAACCTTCTCTTCTACCTGCTTCCAAGTCTCAATCCCGATATGTTTAGTTGGCATCGCCCTAACTCCTCATAAAAAAACAATTGTACAACTCATGAAAAAAAAAGCTTGATCAAACAGGAACGCAATGATAATAATGCCGACATATTAGAATTTAGATTCTGAATTCTGGGGAAACGATGAACGAAAATACCATAATCCGAGCAGCCCTAGCGGCCATGATAATCACTGTAATATCAGCGGTTTACCTCTCTGCCCTGTTCCTTGAGGGGTGCCCGGCATGAATCACTGCCCGATCTGCGGCCACCCGCCGTACAAAGCCCCGTTCCGCATGTGCGCTGATTGCATTGCTCATTTCCGCTCAGATACCCCTGACCCAATGCCCGAAGGGCATAACAGGCAGCAGGAAAGCGCCCAAAACGGAGCCCTAAGCCACGTTCTGCCGAAACCGCGCCCCCGGCGACCCCTAGAGACAGAACACCAAGAAACGGCCTCTCAGCGCTTTCTACGCCGTTTCGGTGCGGGTGACACCGTTGCACCCACCAACACCACATCCCGCGCCATGAAAAACCCGCTTTTCACGGCCTCTGCTTTCCCCCCGGCCTACGTTCCTTCCCCCAAGGTTGCCGGTGGGGTCTTTTCTTCTGGATCGATCCGGCAGCTTCTGCCGGTCGATTTCCGAGTGGCGGTCCCTGTAACACCGCCACTTTGTCTCATACGTGAGACTTTTTCGCATAAACCGCTGTCCGCACGAACAGTAAAAGGGGGCAGAAATGCTTCTTGACTGGGTCACTATGCGAACTCCTTACGAAAACCTGAACCCGCAGGCCCTTGCCGTGGTTATGGCTTACGGGGACCGGGTCCAGAGAATCCACGCCGGAACAGGTGAGCTTCGGTGGGAGACGGCCGCTTGGGACTCCATCCGATCGGACACCCACGCGATCAGCGTCAAGGCTGGTGGCTCGGAACTCTGGATACAGGGAAGCCCCGCCAGAATCATCGCCCAGGGTGACGCCGTATTCGGTGCCGGCGCGAGCCAGGCATTGGATATCTCAGGCTGTGTAAACCGGATGGCCTCTTTCGTCGGCCAGATGCTGAATTGTGAGCTGCCCGCGGCTAACGCTTGGAAAGTTACCCGTGTTGACGTGACAAACAATCTGCTGCTCGAGGACCAAGCAGCAGTCCGGATAGCACTCTCAACACTCCGAGAATGCGAAGGAGGGCGCTACCGGGTAAGCCAGCAGGCCGGTGATACCGTGTACTGGTCTCACCGCTCGAAGATGCGCAGCGGCAAGGCTTACGCAAAAGGCCCGCATCTCACCTACATGATGAAAAAACCAACTTACGACGGTTACCCCTATACCCAAGAGCAAATAACAGCAGCTAATCGGCTGCTTAGACTCGAATTAAAACTAGGCCGCGAGTGGTTCTCACGGCACGACTGGCAAACCGTAACCCCGGCAATACTCCGCAATGAATGGACTGAATATTTCGGCCGGATGATAGGAGCAGCGGAAGTGAAAACAGACGACGACATTAAAACCCGTGTAATGGCTGCCGCCAAAACGGAAGGGCAGGCCCGCGCAGCTCTCGGCCTTTGGGCACTAATCAAATCAGAAGGCTGGGAGGCAGCACGGGAACTGCAAAGCCGCCCAACGTGGTATCGCAATTTAAAAATTCTCCGGGCCGCTGGCCTAGGTGATGCTGACTTGTCGACAGGGCAGGTCGTACAACTCCGCCGCAAGGTACTTGAATGCCAAGCGGTAACCAACTGGGCCGAACTGGCCCGCACTGCTTAAAGGTGAATTTATGAAAAGCCAAATGATTATCGCGGGTCTGATCCGTCGCTCTGGTACTTCCAAGAAAACCGGGAACAACTACGACTTCTGGACAGCTACCGTTCTCAACAAACCCATCATTCAGGGCGTTACTGCAGCAGCTCACGGCTTTGATGCTTCCGAAATGTCGTGTGACCCGGCTGTCGCAATGACCCTGCGTGATGTCAAGTTTCCGGTGACCGTCGATGCCCAGCTTCGTCTGGACCGTGACAACAAGGCAATCATTGAGGTTGCCACCCCTACAACCCAAAAAGCCGCAGCGGCTTAAGTAGGCCATTAACTCATGAATGACCCGGGCCCTTGGATTCATTTCATCATCACCGCTCTGGCACTCATTGCGCTATTTACGAGGTCCATCCAATGAATCAGGTAGTGATGTGTGACGGGGCTTGGGAAGAGGGTACGGAGGGTGCTGTTACTTGTAACGGGACTCTCGTGCAGGTGGAGGAGGGTTACTTTTCGTGGGTGCCCCCTCTGACATATGAGCAGTCAAACGAGCTGCTCACTTACGTCGGGCTGATTTTCGCAACGGTCTTCTGTTACGCAATGATTGCCCGTTTCTTGACTGACCAACGTCCTGACTGAGGAGAAACTCATGGACATGACCGAAGTAACCACCCAGCTCGCACTGTCTCTGGCAGCGATTGGCACCGTCGGCGCGGCTCTGCTCGCACCTGCTGCACTTCGCTCCGCCTGGAACGCAGTTCGCGGCTTCATCAAGTAAAAAACTGGGGCCTCCGGGCCCCTTTCTTATGGCGGACAACAAATGCATTACATCCTCTCTCGTCTAGCCCGCGCAATAGAATCACAGATATTCAGAAGGGTTGCGTTCTTCATCGTAGCAGCGGCAATAGCCTTCCTTTCCTCAATCTCAGACGCCTTTGCGGTACAAATTACGGACCCGCCCACTGTTCCACCCGAGACGGCAACAACACAACCAAATCAAGCCGGGGGAAGCGGTTTCTATGTTTGGGGCGTTTCCGGTGCGGAATCTTGGTGCTCCGATACCGCTGGCCAGAATGAATACATCTGTATCTATGGTGATCCAGATAGCGCTGGTAGGGTGTATCCTATAGTTAGGTATTGTGCACAGGCTCAATACCCCCACCTCGCCCGAAAAAACGGTTCACTGGTTTGTGCCGCTTCGCTGCCTCCACCTGAGTGCACTATCCCTGCGGGCTCAGAGATGGGCCTTTCTGTCTCTTACCTTATGGGACAGACCTGCTATTCAAATTGCGAATTCTCCAATCCTAAAAAGCAGATATGCGCCTTTTTAAATGATGGCACTTCCTCCTGCTACGCGGTTTACACCAGCACCGGTGAATACTGCGATGATGAAAACGGTACATCATCCCGGCCTTTTGATGACTTCACTGACGAGGATGGTTGCTACAGGGCAACGGCAAACGGTAAGAAATACTGCGAATCCCCCAATGATAGTCCTTGCCCAAATTACACCGTTATTGACGGTAAGAAGTACTGCCAGACCCCTGACGAGGGTGAGGACCCGCCTGATTCCGATGGGGATGGTTCACCAGACGGTGAAGACCCTGACCCATCAAATCCCGATACCGATGGTGACGGTGTTCCTGACGGTTCCGACCCTGACCCCACTAACCCCGACACCGACGGTGACGGCACTCCTGATGGTGAAGATCCTGACAGCGATGGCAACGGCATACCTGACGATGAAGAAGGGGAGGGGCCGGTTTCCGAATTCACCCAGGGTGCATGCAATCCCGGTTCACAGATTCAGGAACCAGAATGCAGCTCTGAGCTAGATGCGGTTCAGTGCGCCATCTATCTCAACAACTGGCACCACAGGTGTGAAGAAAAACAGCAGTTCGACCAGCTTTATGGCTCTGATTCAGATCGTGCCCCTATAACCAATGAAGGGGAAAGCTTCCTTGACCCTGATGATCCAGCAAACCAGCTTCCCGGCTCTGGCTCCGGTGGTGCCGGTGGTCCAAATGATACGAACATAGCTTTTAGTGACGCTGTCGACATGCTGGACGATTCCGGCTTTGTCTCTGGCTCCTGCCCCTCGGATATCAGTTATTCCGTATTTGGTGAAACATTTCAATTCACCTACCAGCCAATTTGCCAAGTCCTATCCATGGTTAACCCTGTGATTGTGGCTCTAGGTTGGTTCGCTGCTGCCTTGATTATCGGCAGATCACTTATCGGAGGTTCGTGATATGGCATTACCTCTACTTGCTGTTCTTGGTGCTGGTGTAATAGGCCGGACTCTTATCTCTGTTGTTGGTCGTGTTCTCTTTGCCCTCGGCGTTGGCTTTGTAGTTATGCAGGGTGTTCAGATTGGCTTTCAGGGGCTTATTGACCTTATAGCAGACCATTTCACTGGACTACCTTCTGATTTCGCTGGGCTTATAGGGCTCTCTGGTTTTGATGTATTCGCGTCCCTAGTTCTGTCTGCTTATGCGGCTTCGATATTCCTAAAGGGTGTAGGTGGGACCATTAAGAGAATGAGGTTTAAATAATGTTCCTTATTGTTACCGGTTCACCCGGATCCTCTAAAACTCTTAATGTCATTAGTCAGTTTAAATCTGTCATTGATCGTCCAATTTATTATCGTGGAATCACTCTTACCGACGAGGGCAAGTCTAAGCTTGGATGGATAGAGCTTTCAGACGACGAGGCTAGAGATTGGCCTGATCATTGCCCATCAGGTGCAATTGTTATCATCGATGAAGCACAAGAGATTTGGCCAGTAAGGCCAGCAGGTACACCAGTCCCCTCTGGTCTGACTGCACTAGAAAAGCATCGTCATAAGGGTTATGACGTAGTTTTTCTTACTCAGCATCCAATGCTTCTTCACACTCATGCACGCAAGATTTGTAATGAGCATCATCATTATTCACGTCCATTTGGCACTAAACGTCCCATCCGTTATCACTCGGGTTCGGGTTTTGTAAACCCTAGTGATACCAAAGAGTTGAAGTTCAGTTGCACTAAAAAAAGAATCCCCCTGGACACGACTACTTACCCTCTTTATAAATCCGCTGAGATCCACACTCATAAATCACGTGTACCTTTTGGGGTTATAAAAATGTGGGTTCTTATTGCCTTGGTGTTGGGTCTTGTTGGCTTTTGTGTGTATTGGCTTATTTCAGTGATATCAGGCGATAAGGAGGGGCTTACTCATCGTCCACAATCTCTGTCTTCGCCTAGCAACCAATCGTCTTTATCCTTAAGTACAAGTGCTATCAGTCCTGTTTCTTCCCGTCGTGATGTTGATTGGTCTACTGC